ACGATATTCTCCCCCACCACCAACTGTTGATAGTTGTTGTTGAATACGAGAAAGGAAAAGTTTATAATGTTTCTGTAAATCGTCAAGTGTTGCGAACTTTTGGTCTAATGGAGTTAATGGGTCATTTTGTTGCTTAACATCACTTGGTTCGGCAAAAAGACCTAATGATTTTTCAATCAGGTCTTCTTTGGGTTCTTCTAATTCTTCTTTATATTCGTCCAAAACCTCAAGAACTTCATCCAAAGAATTTTCAATTACTTCTTCAATTACTTGTTCTTGTTTTTTTGGTGTCTCTGAATATAACCAATCCTCAAATGCCTTGACTGTTTTTTGTTCTTGTACCTTTTTCTTTTTCTTTGGAGTAATCTCTTCAGTTAAAGCAGACAAAAAAAGTTCATCAAAAGAATTCCCAACAAGAGTTTCTTTCTTTTCTTTAATAACTTTTTTTCCAGTACTTATCGTTGAAAAGAAATCATCAACAGCACTTCCTACTGTTTCGTCAAGTTCTTTTTTTCTTTTTTGTTTTCCTACGCTTATTGCAGCAAAAAAATCAGATAAGTCCTTGGAACCTACTCCAAAGTCATTCACTTATCAATCCTCGTATTCTTGGTTATCCTCAATTTCACCAAAAAGACTTGCTGCAACTTCTGGTCTTACGGCATTAACATTTTCTGCTGATTTAGCGAAAAGAATTTCTTTAATCTTATCGCTGATATCCGTAGGGGATTCATCAGCTAAAATCATATCCATTAAATCGTCCATAGTTATAATAGTTTTAACTAAAAATATTTATAATTCCCCAGCAGACCCTAATTCCACACCTGTTTGATTATCAGTCAATCCTGGTTCTTGAGGCATCGTTCCAAGTTGATTTTGGCTTTGGTCTTGTGGACCACCCATACCCATTGGATTCATCATTGCTGCTGGGTCTGGAATAATTCCATCCTTAATTTCTTTCTTCATTTGTGCGTTGATTTCTTTGATTTCACTATCAGTTTGACCGAGAATTTCTTTTCTTACATATTCTGCGGAGAAATAACGACCAAGATATGGGTCCATCGCAGCAACAACACCCAATTTATCATTCATTAATTCATTTTTTTTCAAATCAGAAAAATGATTATCATAAACATAATCAAACTGAATATGGTCAGATAAAACTTCCCAATCTTCAAGTGTTACAATATTTTTAAGAATTAATTGAGTTTTCAGTAAATCAATAAAGATTTGTGAAAATCTTTTTCTTAATCTTCCAACAAAACGAGTGAACTTAAGTTCATCTCTTAAAATTTCTGATGAACGACCAAGATTAAATCCACTTTCGGCAGCAAGTCTTGTTGGTGGAACACCTAATGAATCATAAAGTTTCTTTTGGAAATATTCAATATCAGCAAGTTCTCCAAGATTTTGTCCACCAGGAAGTGTAGTGATTTCAGTTCCTCTACCACCTTCTCTTCTTGGAAGCCAGAAATCCTCAAGCATTGCCATGTATTTGCGGTCATCACGAATCTCACCAGTACTTGCATCATAGACAAGTTTGTTTCTATAACGATTCATTACATCACGCAGATACTGCTCTGCTTTAATCTTTGGAAGATTACCAACATCAATATAGAAAATTCTACGTTCTGGTGCTCTTGAAAGTCTATAAATCACAAGACTATCTTCAATCATTCTTAATTGATTGAGTGCCTTGATTGCTTTATGAAGGAATGAAAGAACTGTTTGCTTATTTCTATCTACAAGACCAGAAGTAACATATACAATCGCATCCTTTGCGATTTTTACGTTGTTTACATCTGATACTCGATATGTAGCATTTTGTGACGACCCAACATTTGGGTCATACATATAAAATTCTTCTACTTCTTGATTGCTAAAATCAACTTGGTTTTTTCCATTTACAATATTTCTATATTGAGCTCCAAAAGCATCTTTATTATCTTTTTTTAATTTTCTTATATACTTAATTTTTAACGCATCAATATATCTTACTTCTTTAATTCCTTCTGATGGTTTATCAAAATCAATTACTTTATGATAATAAATTCTACCATCAATATACCAATTTCTAAAAATCTCATGGCACTTCTTATCGAAGTCCATAATTTCTTTGAGATATTTAAATTCTTCTCGAATAATATCTTTTAGTTTATCAGAAGCAGGGAGATTTGAAAGGTCTATCTCTACTGGAGAATCATTCAAATCTGATACAATTGCTTCATTTACAACATCTTCAATCGCACTATCGCATTCTGGATGCAAAGCCATCTCACGATATCTTCGGATTAAATCTGCCTCAGTCTTATAAACACCTTCAATATCTACGTATTGACCGTAGAAACCACTTGAAATATAAAAGTCTGATTTATCTTCATCATTACGAGGAATGGGAGAAACAATCTTTTTAGACTGCTTCTCCCTATTATCTTCAAACTTAAAACCAAACAATTTTGCCATAGTAACGTTATTGACCTTGTTCTACTATTTATTAGTAGTCGGTAGTGACTGATTGTGCGTCAAATTTGTCTTGAGTTCCAGAACCAAGTAAGCTATTTCCAGCAGTATCAAGAGCATCCCACCATTGAACTTGAAGATCTACTGTAAACTCTTCAATAGTGTCTGCTTGATCGTATGAAAGATCAATTGCACTAATAGCAGTTGGGAATGTACCATAAAATGCATAAGATTTAAGAATATTCATTGCATTATTAGATGCCATATTAATATCAACTGCTGCTTTGCCGAGTTGATAAACCTTCATATCTTTTTGATAATTAACAGGATTAAGTTCTCCTGAATTATCTTCGTGTTTATTCATATAGTTCATCCATCTCTCAAATGCATTTCTAACTTTGAAGTCAACATCATTAATTACTGTAATCGTCCAAGGATCAAATGTTCTATCACCTGCGATTTTAAGATTTCTTCCTCTAAAAGGAATATCAATTACATTGATAGTTGAACCAGGTAATGATGCTGCTTTAACTAAAAATCTAGTTTTTTCTGATAATGCATTTGCATCTCCATCACCACTAAATGCAGCAGAAGGAAAATTAATTTCACATTCAAAGAGGTTAGGTCTTGCTCCACCTCCAGAAATTCTATTCTTGAAGTCATTTAGAGTTCTTTGACCTGGTGAAATACCACCACCAGTTGCTTGATTGACAGCCATTGTTTTTTACCTCGTTAATTAAACAGTACCGATAATTTCTTCAAAGCTGACTCCCGTGCGAGTAGCAACAAAAGTCAATCCAATAAAGTTGATTGATCTTGCGGGTTTGATGTAGATATCAGCTTTGAACTGATTTCCATCAATAACATCAGGAGTATTGTTTGATTCATCACAAACAACAACGAAATCAGTAATACCTCTTTTTGACTTTACATCACGGAGATAAGGGTCAACGATATTAATAAAGTTTGCTCTAGTGATTGTATCATTAAACTCAAAGAGTTGTGCTCTTGCTGCTCTTTCAATTGTTGCTTCGAGAGTTAAGAATAAACGACGAACGTTAATTCTATCAAATGCTGAAGTGTATGATAGAGCAGTTTTATCACCAAAGAGAATAATACCAGCACCAGGAGAGAAGATAATTGGATTAATTCTCTTTGGATAAAGAAGGTCTCTTTGTGCTTGTGAAGGATTGTAAGCAAGTTTAACTGCGTTATTAAGTGCTCCTCTGTTTGCACCAGCAGGTGAGAACCAAGGATATTGATTGATTGATGTTCTAGCCATCAATCCAGCAACATCAGCATTACAAGCAATATATCTAAATTGATTATTAAATCTATCATAAACGTACTTATAACCAGTATCGAATACTGCGTAAGAAGATGAAGTTAATGGGTCAAAGAAACTAACAATATTATTGGTTTGCGTATCAGAGTTTGCTACGTCAACAACACCTGCTCTATGTGGTGAAATGGTAGCAACACAGTCCTTACGATTGTCTGCGATTGCAATTAATTCATTTGCTTTTGCTTGTGATTCTTGAATTGTAGTACCACCAGAAGGACCACCAATTATAAAGTTGATTTGATATTCTGCTGGATTTGTGAAGTTTCTATATCCACTAATTACATTTGCTAAAGAAAGTGAATAACCACCAGATCCAGAGTAATCTGTACCACCACTTAAATTATAGGTAGTTGCTCCAACTACATTAAATGTATTACCTTGTGCTGTTAGTCCCCAAGTAGTATCAGTTGCTGCTCCAACTCCAGATACTGTTGCAAATTTTGAAGGACCACCAACTGGAGCAAATCCAGGGAAAATGTATTGTGAATTTGCAGCAATAATATCTTTATAGTAATTTGCTTCTGATGGAGAAATCTTCGCATCGGATGCTTTTGAAAGATTTGTATATTTTTCTACAATATTTCCAGCATTACCAGTTACTGCACCAGT